ATCAACTTGCATATCAAACGAATTGTAAAAGCAGTATCTGAATTAGATATCTTTCAAGGAATAATGCCCGTTAAAGGAAAACGTTATAAAGTCGCAGCAACATTTGCAGAAAACTATTTTCCAGAAATTTCAAATCATTTAATAAATGTTTATGGAATTGATATTGTTATGGTAGTGAACATGACACTTAAAACAGTTTATATGCAACAGCGCGTAACATCAGATGCTCCTTTACATTTGATTGCAGAGAAGTTAATTGAGGGCGGTGGATCAGATAGATATGCAGGAGGTAATTTAACTTCTAAATTTATTGAATTTACAAAAACTTTACAAAAAATATGGTAGCTAATCTTGTTATTGAAAAGAGGGAAATAGAACATAATTTTTTATGTTTCTGTTCATTGATGTGTTTAATATCTGGTAAGAAATTAAATCTACCTAATATTTTTCTTTTATTATTAAAAAATACCACATATAAACAAATTCTCAAAAAAATGGTATCAATAGACACTGATTATGAATTATTCAAATTGTTTATTGATTTTGATCCTTCTTTAAGCAAAAGTAAATACATAAGTAAGTTCTTGAATTCTAAAGAAGGTGCAGCTATTATAGCTAGTAATGTTAAGCGATTTTGAACAAAAAATATATAATGAGTATTTAAAAACTAGTCGCCAAGCTAAAAATCAACCATATAGATTACGTAAAAATTTTGATGATATACCATCTGATGTATTGGTTTATCTTAAGAGAATATCTAACATACTAAGAAAATTTCCTAGTATTCATGTTAATGATTATTTTAAAGCGCCATATTCCATATATGGTGTTGAAGAATATTTTGATTTAAAGTATTTTACATCACAAAAAGCAATCAGAGCGTATACGCTTTACGTTCAAAAAGAGCCAGACTTCGATCCTGATTCTGAAGATATGCTCTTAAAAGTTTTAGACAGTTTAAAATTTTTAAAAGAATTTTTATTTGCAAATAATATTTCATTGCAACAATACCCTTCACATATGACCAATGAAATGAAAAGTTTTATTTTGCATTGGAAAGAAAGAAAAATACATCCTTATGTATTGATTGAGCTGCCCAATGCATTATATTATATAAGACATGAAGATCAAGAGTTGTTGAAATTCATGTTTGGCGAGAATGTCTATGAAAATATACAATTGTATACAAATAGATATTTCTCATCGAAAAAATTAAAAGTATTAATAAAACAAGGATTAAAAAAATTATAAAGAAACCAATTAAAAATATTCAATATGTATACAGCATCAATGTTCCAATCAATCAAGAATGCATTAGCCAAAGAAGACACAAGCGGATCTTCCTACAAAGACATTCTTAAGTTAGAAGTAGGCAAGACGTACACCGTTCGTTTGCTACCAAATACCAAGAAGCCAGAAGATACGTTCTTCCATTATTATTTGAATGGATGGCAATCATTCGCGACAGGTCAATTTGTTTCTGCAGTTTCATTGCAGTCGTTTGGCGAGAGAGATCCAATTCAAGAAGAGCGTTATCGTATTCTTCGTCTCGGTACAGATGTAGAAAAGAAGAAGGCTGAAAAGGTAAATCGTTCTGAGAAGTGGATGGTGAATGCATATATCATTGATGATCCAACCAACCCCGAAAATAACGGATCTGTTAAGATTGTTCGTTATGGTCGTCAATTAGCAAAGATTATTGATGAAGCCATGGATGGAGAAGATGCAAGTGAATTTGGACCACGTATCTTTGACCTTTCAAAGGGTGGTTGTAATCTTAAGATTAAGGTTGAGAAGCAAGGTGAATATCCATCTTATGTTTCATCTCGTTTTACTTCACCAAATGATTTGGGATTGTCAGATGCAAAGATTACTGAGTTGTATAATTCAGTTCATGATCTCAAGAAGATTGCGGGTGTTAAGACAGCAGATGAATTGAAAGAACTTTGGGAAGAGCATTTCCTCTGTAAGAGTTCAGTTTCTTCAGCAGCAGCGCCTGTCGAATCTATTCAAGCAACAGTTTTAGCAGAACCAACAACGGTAACAAAGACATCTACTGCTTCATCAGATGATGATCACATTCTTGATGATGCGACGGTTCAAGAATTGTTGAAAGGATTAGACTAATATGGATGAAGATGTAAAAGATATGTTGCAACAATTCATAGGGCAAACCTATGGAGAGATTGCAAAATTAGATCAGAATATTGTCGGAAGGACGTCACATTTGCGCCCTCAGGGGCATGAATTTAAAAATGTCGCAACGAATATTCTGACTAATATTGGTACACCTGCAACAACCGCACCAGCGCAACAACAAAGTGTACCCGTACCCAGAGCTGTTATTCAACCAACAGCTCCTGCACCAAATACAGGACAATTAGAATTTGACTTCGATGATTCTGCTACAGCGAAAAATATCTTTTCAGCGCTTAAGAGAATTGAAGATAAATTGAATCATATTAGTAATAAGTTGCAAAAATTAGATTAGTAATACAATTATTACATGAAATTATCTTTTAAGAATAAAAATAGTTTTTGTAATAATTTCCTTTCTCCTATTTCGAGGCTGTCAGACTTAGCAATTCTGACAGCCAGAAATAATGAAATTATTTCATTAAACAAAACAGCGGATAACAATAGTATTCTTTATGCTAAGTGCTCAGATGTTACATTAGAGGGCGATCAACAAGTATCGTTAAATATTCCTGATGTAAAGAAATTTGTAAAGGCTTTTGATTGTATTGAAGATCAAAATATCGAGCTACATTTAAATTCAAATAATATTGAATATAAATCACCAAAAATAAAGTTTAAATATCATTTGTTAGAAGACGGTATTATTGCACCAGTAGGATTATCTTTGAATAAAATTCAATCATTTGATTTTGATGTAGAATTCAATATCGATATATTGACATTTCAAAATTTATTGAAATGCAGTACATTTAATAATAGTGAAAAAATTTATTTTTATTCAGAAAATGGTGAAATTCATTGCGAATTGACAGACAAGAGTAAGCATAATGTTGATAGTTTTACAACTGTATTGGCTGATACATTTCAAGGTAATGCATTAACAAAACCAATGCCGTTTTTGTTTGATGTTGTTCGTAGTATTTCCACTTTAAGATCAACAAAATTGCAATTCAAGATTAATTCAAGCAAAGGTATTTTGTGTGTTGAAGTTGAAGAACCTGGTTATTATCTCAAATATATCACAACAGCAAAAGTGATTTAATCTTTATACCACTTATATAATAAAAATGAATAAGAGACAAAAAAATAAAATATCTACTCCCGGGTATTTTATAAAAAGACTCAGAGACTGTGGGTTTGGTGTAGTCCGCATATTTCAAAAATATGGACCTCATGATCCCCGTCGTTGGACAGTATTAATCGATCCAGGCCGTGCCTCGATCTTTGTTACGTGTTTTACAAATAAAAGCTTTATTGATGAGATTTTCTTTGAACTAAATGATGGTGGTATCCTATTCCCCAAAAACTTTTCTATATCAACACAATCCATTGAGGTAATTGTTTCTCATTTAAACGAGAAAAATATACAGACAATTGATGAAAAAAGCCCATACTATGTTAAAAAGAATAAATAATTCTATGGGCGAAAATCCCGATGATAAAAAGAAAAGAACACCAAAAAATTCTGACAAAATCGGGAAAGATCAAATCAAACAGCTTTTAAAAGAAGCTCTGCAAGCTGATTTATTAGAACGTTCTCGTAAATCGGCGGATAATAAAGTAGCTATTTCATCGACTTTAGAAGAGTTTATGAAATGTTTTATTGTTTTGGGTTACGATATGAATGGCAATCCAATAAATTTAATTCACGCAAATAGTCAACAAGATGCAGATTCCCTTTCTACGGCAGTTAATAGATTCTTTATGCAAAATAATAGCCCCGATGGTCTTTAAAGTTCCTACCAAAGGAACAACCTTCGGTGTTTTAGCTGGCGATCATAAAGGAAAAATGTTTGTTTTGATTGAAAGCAGTATATCAAAATGTGAGTTTCTAACATTACCTGATATCAAAAATCAAACAGTATCTAAATTTGATTTGAAGCGAGGCATAAAGAATAAAATTTTAGAAAAAGTAGAGATCTTACCAAATGATCTATATGTTTTTTTAAAAGAACAATATTTGTATAATAAAAAACATAAATAGAATATATGGACTTCGTCAAAGCAGAAAGAATTGCATCTCCTATTTCTGGTCAACCTGTTAATCCTCGAATCATCGAAAGAAAAATGGGAGACAAAATTTTTGTCGAGGCTCATTGGTATGATCCTTCATCAGGTACTTTTATCAGAAAAGGTTTGGTAAAAGTGTTAGACGCAGAAACTGGTTCGGATATTTCTTCTTCTTGTAAATTTAATTAAACCCATTATCATAAGGCATGATCATATTGCCTGAAGAATATATAGCACAAAAATTCTTCCAACATGCAGGGGCACCAAAACATAATCGTTTTAATAAAACGTATGTAGGTTCTTGTCCTATTTGTAGAGAGGGCAAGTCTTGGTTAAAGAAGCAACGTTGTTATTACATTCCAAAGAATAACAACATATATTGTCATAATTGTGGCTGGAGCTCAACACCACTTTCTTGGATACAAGAAGTGACACGCATGTCAATTTTTGACATTAAAAAAGAGTTAGAGAATTACTCTACTATATCATTAGATGATATTACAACAGAAAAGAAAGAGATTATTCAATCTGCAACATTGCCAGAAGATTGCATAAATTTATTTGACGAACAACAAGTTGAATATTATAAAGAGGAAACGGTTGTAATCAGAGCATTGGAATTTATTCATGCAAGACGATTGAATGTAGCAATTAATCGCCCCAAAGCATTTTATATATCATTAACAGATCCGGTTCATAAGAATAGATTAGTTATTCCATTCTTTGATAAAAATAATAAGATAGTGCATTATCAAACAAGAACCATCCTATCTGCGGACAATAAGTTAAAACCTCGTTATATATCAAAAATTAATAGCGAAAAAACATTGTTTAATATTGATCAGATCAATGATGATAATGAGGTTTTTATCTTTGAGGGGCCGTTTAATTCTTGTTTTACAAAAAATGGAATAGCGGTCGCGGGTATTCAAGATGAATCAGAAAAATTATTTTCAACAAAGCAACAAGACCAAATTAATTCATTATTATTGAAGGATTATATTTGGGTACTTGATTCACAATGGATTGATGAAGCTGCTAAAAAGAAAAGTCAAATTCTAGCTAAAAAGGGTGAGACTATTTTTATATGGCCTGAGAATATTGGTAAAAAAATAAAAGACTTCAATGACCTAGCTATTTCATTAAAAATAAATGAAATTCCAAAAGAATTTATAAAGAAAAATTCTTACAGGGGATTAGCGGCTGAGATAAGATTGAAAGCGATGTATTAAACGCCTTTGTACTTAGGATCACCAGAAGATGCAATATAACCATTCAGGATTTCTTTAAATCCTGCTAACTCACGTGCAACTAATGCAATCTTTTTTGTTTCTGATGTTTTTAGTGACCCAAACAAACTTTTTTCATGTGCTTTTGATAGTTGTGATTGGATAGAATCAGGTCCCTGGCCGTTTAAAAAATTTGTAAATTCAGATATTTTTCCAATCCATTCATGAAGCCTTTCTACCATAGCAACATTGGCTTGAGCTGCAGCAATTGAAGCTTGCTGTGTACTAGCCTCAATATCAAAATCAGACACATCAGTACCCTTATCCAAAGTTGATGCCATAGCTTCAGAATCTGAAATTTCTACACCATCATCTTCATTTAAAACCTTTTTAAATGCACTTTCAAATAAGTTACTCATGCATTTATTTATTCAAGAATGGTAAATAATTTTGTGAGAAGACGTTTTTTTAATGAAGATAGTACTATTGCAGATGCTAACCGCAATGTAACAGGTATTGGTCCTGATGCATCCGATTCTTCTCTTACGGATTTAAAAACACAAATCCCTTCTGCAGAAGGCACGCCAAAAATATTGCCTCATCAATTCCAATCATCAGTGATTATTCCACAAATAGCAAATTATATTGTAGAATTGAAAACGCTATCTGACAAAGTAAGTGATTATAGTAATTCAGATACTGCTTCTGAATCAAAGAAAGTAGTCGCACAAAAATTAATCGAGCGCATCAATAAGATTAATGCTATATTCGCACAAGATATTATAAAGTATCTTGATAAATTATCATTTTGAAATATTATATAGGAATGTTACGTGGTGTAATTGTTCTTTTATTAATATCTGGCACAATATCTTTTTTATTTGCTAACGATATAAAAACATTTTTGGGTTGGTTATTCTGCCTATCTATGTTACAGATTATTTTTTATAATATTTGGAATACTATTTTAAATGTTATAAACGAAAAGAATCAAATTGATATTCTCAGAGAATATTCTAAGCAAGGTTGTAATGTAAAGTGCCCTTGTGATAAAGCAATTGATAATTTTATTCCTATCAGATTAAATGAAGACAATTCATATAAGTGTCTGGACTGTAATAAAAATGTTCGTGTTGATGTCGATGTCAAAACATTTCTCCAAACAGAACCTGTAAAATTAGAAAAATCAGAAGCCTTTAACATTATTTATAAAGAAAATGGAGATGTCGTTTAATTCAAGAGAATTGCAAAATGCAGAAGAAAAAATTTCTTCACCAACCTATCAACATGAAACAAGAATTAAAAAAGAAGATTTAATAAAGTTATTTGAAAAATTTTCATTGCAACAATCACATAGTGCATACCATGCACTTCAAAAAGGTTATAGTCTTTCTAAAAAATCATCCAATATTGAGCTATTAAAAAATTTGAATCTTTCGATTGAAAGTTATATGATTGATAATTTACCTGATGATGAAAAGAAAGCGTCCGCCAAAAAAATTAATCTATGCTTTAATGCATTAGAGAAAATTGCAGACGTTATAGCGCATGATTATAATAAAGGTTTTGATCACAATTTGATTTACTTTTTATTGGGAAACCTATTAAAAAATATACATGAATAAAAATATCGAAGTAACAATTGGTGATCACAAAATGTCTGTAGAAACGTACGCGCGCTGGCTTTGTTTGATTGAAGCCTTGGATATTGTCACTAAGACTGCAGAAGAACACAATATTGATTTGAATAAGCGGAATGATTGGATTAAACCATTAGATTTTCAAAAATATATTGTAGAGCGTGCTCCAGCTATGATTCATGATGTAAAGGTGGAAGAGTACATCTATGATCTAGAAATCCTCAAGGAAGAGGATTTCCGTAAAAGTGAAAATCTTTTACCTTCAATTTAATTCGTCCACTGTCACCGGCTGGTGAAGCAAATGACATTCCAATATACATTTTTTGGGATGTTTGGAATGTAGATATTGTTTCATGTGATGTTAATAAATTATAATTAAAATTGGCATCACAATAAAAAATATTGAGCGTATTGCCCATGTTTGTCAACTGGAATCTCAAAATTTGCCAATTAGGAGAGCTGACATAAAAAGGCAGAGATATACATTTTATATATTCTAGATCACTACCTTCTCTAATAGTAAGCATATTCGTAGATAATTGTGTTATACCTGTATTAAATCCGTTTCCCGATAATGCAAAATACGAATAATCTTCAAACGACGTTACTAAAAAATTACCATCAACAGAAGGATATATTTCTGAATCTTTAATATATGGCCCATATCCCAATCCACTTTTAATGCCGCCGCCTGATAATGAAGAAAGTAAGTTTATAAAAGTAGTAAATCCGCCTCCATTAAAATAACCCGGCTCTCCTTCTAATTTGTAAGCAAATGACCATACTATATCTTTAGATGCATCAAATGCTGAACTACAAGTAAAATTCATTCCGGTTGACATTAAAAGTATTTAATAAGTGTAAATACTTTCAATGTCCGGAAATGCACGTTTTCATGATAAATTGCATAGAGCCAATCACCACACATTATCTACTAGTGGTATATTGGATAGTGCATATGATCCCATTGCTTCACCATCACACCCTTTTAGAGGTGATTTTATTTTAAGCGGTAGTTTATCTGCATTAAATAATGTTGGCGCTACGAATATTAGTGCAAGAAGTGACCTAAATGTATCTGGTTATACTAATACAAAAAGTCAAACGATTGAAGGAAATTTAAAATTAACAAATGTAAATTTTGGCGGTGCTTCTATATATGCAAATATATCTACACCAAGAATAGAGCCATTTACGCTTTCTTTAAATTATCAGAATGGTGTATATATATCTGATAATCTGTATGTAAATAAAGATTTAAGGGTTCGTGATTTAACGGCATTAGGAACTATATGGGGTAGTATGCCATCAGCTGAGGGGTTTGCTCCTACAACAAGTGATATATCTTACGCATATTCCAATTTAAGTAAAAATTCAGCTGGATGGGTTGAAGCTACTAATTGGGTAGCATCTAATTCTTCTGACATGGTAGTAGATAATCTTTTAGTTACTGGCAATTTAACAGCATTAGGTACTTCTACTATAGTTGATCTTTATTCAAATACATCAGATGCATTATCGGTTGTGAATGTCGGATTGGGTGTGCCGGCAATTTATGCAGAAGTGAAATTGGGTTCATTGCCGGTATTAGAATTAAAACATACAGGTTCGGGTCCCATACTTTCTTCTTTTTCGGGTGGTAAAACATTTGTTATAAATAATAGTGGTTGGATAGGTATAGGAACCGAACCAAGTTTTCCGTTACATATATCCTCAGGTCCTAATATCAACGGGCATTGTCGAGTCTTGCTAGAAGCTGATACTGATAATGGAATAAATGAAGATGTTCATGCGGGTATTTTCTTTAAACAAGATGGCGGTTCACGTCTACATTATATAGGAACATGGGGTGCAACGGATCACGATACTTTCCAATTAAGAGCTTCAGACGACATTAGTTTTTCAAATTGGCTTGCAACACCCGGAGTACCATTAACCGATGTTACACCTGCTATAGAACGTTTTAGAATAAGAACTGATGGCATAAGTATACTGTCGGGAGACTTGCGCGTGACTGGTAATATATACGCTAATGTATTATCAGCTAATCTTCCGCCCGCGGGCGGCTTAACACCTACAACGCAAGATATTTCAAATGCTTATACTACTGTTTATACAAAGAGTGCAACATGGGATGCTGCAGCTGCAGCTGGTGGAGCTGACTTAACTGTAAGAGGGTTAACGGGTAACTGGCAATCTACTTATACAACCGTTAATACCAATAGTTCCAATTGGAATTATCAAGGGCTAGACCTAAAAGCTTTATCTAGTAATTGGGAATCTACTTATACAACTGTATATACCAATAGTGCATTGTGGGATGCTGCAGCCTCTTCAGCTGGTGCTGATTTAACTGTAAGAGGGTTAACAGGTAATTGGGATTCTACTTATACAACCGTTAATACAAAGAGTGCTTCATGGGATTCTACTTATACAACTGTTTACACCAATAGTTCTAATTGGAACTATCAGGGATTAGATATAAAACCACTTACTAGTAATTGGGAATCTACTTATACCACAGTTAATACAAAGAGTGCTTCATGGGATGCAGCTTCCTCTTCAGCTGGAGCTGACTTAACTGTAAGGGGGTTAACAGGTAATTGGGATTCTACTTATACTACAGTTAATACCAATAGTTCTAATTGGAATTATCAAGGGCTAGACCTAAAAGCTTTATCTAGTAATTGGCAATCTACTTATACTACAGTTAATACAAAGAGTGCTTCATGGGATGCAGCTTCCTCTTCAGCTGGTGCTGATTTAACAGTTAGGGCTTTAACAGCTAATTGGCAATCTACTTATACAACCGTTAATACAAAGAGTGCTTCATGGGATTCTACTTATACAACCGTTAATACAAAGAGTGCTTCATGGGATTCTACTTATACAACCGTTAATACAAAGAGTGCTTCATGGGATTCTACTTATACCACAGTTAATACAAAGAGTGCTTCATGGGATGTATCCAATTATATAAAATTAAAATCATACACCGAAACATCTGTTGTATCAGCTATATCTTCAAATAATATAGCAATTATAAATTTAGCAGAAGGTACAGTATTCCCTATCTCTCTTAACAGAAATATAACACAATTTGAATTAAGAAATATTCCGAGTGGCGTAAATTCATTTTTAGTAACTTTGACACAAGATGCGGTTGGTGGCAGAACAATAGCATGGTCATTTGGTGTTGGCAAAACTATAAAATGGTCTGGTGGTGCACCAACTATGACAGCAACTGCAAACGCTACGGATATTATTTCATTTATGTCTATAGACGGTTTGACATGGTATGGATCAACTGCAGGTCAAAATTTCGTATAAGATTAAAAATCTCCGCCTTGCAATATATCAACATCTCTCTGAATAAAATCATTCATAGTATCATTTACAATGTTTTTGATTTCATCTAAAGCTACTGAAGGTGGTTGTAATATTTCATCGCCGTCAATGCCTTCACCTTCTTCTGGCCCCACTGAATAGCGGCCGTATACCGAAGTATTATTTACAGACATATCAAAATATAATTTACTTTCTTCATCTGTACTGCCTGGGTAACTTTTTCTGGGTGTTGGTGTAGATCCTGGTATTGACATATTAAAAATTACCTCCATCATCTAGTGTGTTATCTGGGATGTTTCCTCCATCAACCGCATCAGAATAATCTTTGATATAATCACCCAATTCATCATTAAATGTATTTTCAATGATATTCTCTACAAAAGATAACGGTACATTCTCTAGGAATGGATCTTCTGTAATATTTGTTGACAACAATCCGGCAAATGTATCATCATAAACCTGATCGTTTTTAGCTTCACCTGAAATACCTGGCTGGAATGAATACTCTAAGCGTTTAGCTGCAATCCTCCATGTGTAGTGTCCTCCTAATGGATTTATATCTGATACATCTTGGTCACGCCGCTCTGTAATAATAAAAAAGTTACCAGCTCTTTCATGTGGTCTGGTAGAGCCATATTCAGTCATGCGAAAAACATCGCCTGCTTTTGGTTCTATTGGTTGATCTAAGCTAGTATAGATCCAATGATTATCAAAAATTCTTCTGTATGCAGCTATAGACATATAGCCGGTGATTTCATCATCAGCATTGAATCCAAATTTGGATAATGCTAGAGATGATTCATTTAAATTTATAATCATTTTCATTATAAATGGGCCATGATAAACCATCGTAGGTTGTTCCCCATATAAATTATCAGCACTAATTGGTTGATATGTATTAACATAATATTCAATCTTTTGGCCATTAAGATTGATAGCTTCATCAACGGTATTTTGAATTAATTGCATATCAGGCTGCAGACGTGTTTTGTCATACAGTTCATAACAGAGACTGCCGTTTCCTGCACCCGAATAATAGCATGTATAAGTAGACATATTATTTGTTGGTCAATACAAACTGACCGGTATTATTCATTGACAAAAAAATTTGATTTGTCGAATCGCCAGATCTGCCTAATGCCACTTTTTCACCTTCTTGTGAAGGAAAATTATGTTGAGGGTATTTTTTTAAGAGATAGTTTTTGAATAAAGGAGTAACAACTAAGAACGATGCTGCACCTGAACGTAAATTTTTTAAAGCCTCTTCAAATTCATTTTCACTTTTGTTAACTGCATATGTCATATTTGGTTTTGTACCATCAAAACCAGCAAATACATTTGTATGAAAAGGATTGCGCTCACCTTTTCTATTTTCGAAAAAGAATTCCTTAAAAGTAGGAAACATATTATTATTATTTATGTTTAAACAAAAAAAGAGACTCTATTTTCATAGAGTCTCTCTAAAGATATTATGGAATTTAAATTATGAACCGAAAATTGTTCCAGCTGTGCTGAATCCAGCTACTTTATTGCTTTTGTTTTGGAGGGTATCAGCTTTGGCACCGAGTGGCTTTGGTTCTGCTTGAAGCGGTGCAATACTACCTGTGTGCGCCTTACCACCAGCTGCTTTATACTTGGATGAAACCTTATTATCACGTTTTTGGAGTGTTTCTGGCTTTGCTCCAAATGGCTTTGGCTCAGCTACTACTTCAATAGATTCACCCATTGCACCTTCACCAGCGTCCTCTTCTTCTCCTTCTTCTCCTTCTTCTCCTTCTTCTCCTTCTTCTCCGCCTTCACCATCTAATTCACCTTCTTCTTCTCCTTCTTCACTAACGCTGCCCATAGCTCCTTGGATAAGGTCAATAAGCTTCTCGGCGGTTGCTCGGTCGAGGGTAATAGTGACTTGGTCACCACCAACATCTTCACCGCCCATATCATCACCAACATCAATACCTAAATCAGCAGCGTCATCTCCACCACCAAATTCAGAACCGGACATTACATCTTCAAATAGTCTGTCGAATAAAAACTTACTCATATTGTTTGTATTTATACTTTCTTTTGCTACTTTTTCACAAGAGTCGCAACTTTCTTCTCTTTTTGAAAGATCAGTTTCTTTTGGTGTCGGTACTCCCATAGATGCTACTCCTTTTTTACCTGTAACTGTCGGTGGTGTCATATATGGATGAATTTTCTTATCAGAGGCTTTCTGAAATGTCGGTGTGTCATTTTTGTTCATATAGGTAACTATTTATACATGGCAAGACAAAAAGTCTATTTGAATAATCCGAATTTGCCAACTGTCGACGCACAGTTTGATTACGGTATTGAAGAGATTAAAGAAATTAAAAAATGTCAAGATAATATCTTGCATTTTGCTGAAAATTATTTTTATATTATCACAGATGGTGACAAAATAAAAATACCACTTCATACATATCAAAAAAAATCATTACGCATGATGAGGGATAATCGCTTTTCGCTGTTATTATTTGCCAGACAAAGCGGTAAAAGTACTATCTCTACTATCTATTGTTTATGGACAGCTTGTTTTAATGAGCATCAAAATATTTTGATTGTTGCAAATAAAGAAAGTACTGCAAAAGAAATTTTTAAGAGAATACGATTAGCGTATGAAGAATTGCCTAACTGGCTTAAGCCCGGTGTTAAAGAATATGGTAAAGAGTCTATGGAGCTAGCTAATGGATCTCGCATAGGCATTACTACAACAACGGGATCAGCAGGCCGTGGTAGCTCTGCTAATTTATTATTCGTCGACGAAGCGGACTGGATTGAACCGCATTTATTAGAAAGTTTTTGGGCTTCTGTATATCCTATTATTTCAAATTCTAAAAAATCTAAAATTATTATGGCATCTACACCCAGAGATACGTCCGGACTGTTTTTTAAATTATATGACGGGTCGGTAAAAAATGAGAATAGTTGGGTGAATATGAAAGTACCTTGGTATGATGTACCCGGTCGCGATGAAAAATGGAAAAAGGAAACCATGGGTTCATTAGCATCGCCAGAAGATTTCTTAAGAGAATTTGAATGTATTTTTGATGAAGTAGGTGAATCTTCAATTAATGCATCGACCTTTGATTCTTTAAGAACTAAAGCATCACCACCTGAATATGTTTATATGGAAGGCTCTTATAAAATATGGGAGCTGCCAAAAGATGGAAAACTTTATGTTGCTGGTGTGGATGTAGCTGAAGGTGTAGGCAAAGACAATACAGTAGTTCAAATTCTCGATTTAACAAATTTGAGAGCTATTAATCAAGTTGCAGTATACACCTCAAATACAATATCTCCTATTGAGTTTACTAGTAAATTACATGAGATACTGCAGCAATGGGGATCACCTTTATTATTAGTTGAAAGAGACAAATGCGGTGCACAGGTAGTTGATAACTTACGAAAAGATTATCTCTATGAAAATATAATATCATATGGATTCAAAGAATTGAATCGTAGTACAGTGCCATTGGGTGTTGTTTGTCACACAAATACAAAATATGATAATGTCACTAATCAGAGATATTGGATTAACACCATTGATGCTGTACGTATAAATGATTTGCAGACGGTAGAAGAGCTTAGGGATTTCGTTCGTTTACCTAACGGAACATGGAAAGCAAAACAAGATAAACATGATGATAGAGTGATGTCATTAGGATGGGCTTTATTAATATTGCATGAAAAATTAATTTCAAAATATTTTGAGGTGATAGCAACAGATGAAAATAACAAACCAGCATCTATTAGACCTTATGATTGGGGAGTGGGTGCTACAAAGAATCCAAATTCATTTTATATGAATGAAAATGATAGCGGTGTCTATAATGTAATACCAACCATGTTTGGTAATCAGATGTATATTGATAATGATTTAAATGATATGATGCAATCCGGATGGAAACCTCTGGAATGATAAATAGAAGCATGAGAAGCTTTAAAGATTATTTTATTTTAATGGAGAATGCTGATACCACAAATAAGCATTTGACTCATCTAGATGAATTAGTTTTAAAGAAGGGAAAAGAAGGAGCAATTAAAACATTGCAATATATTTCTGTTTTATTGGATATGTTAAAAAGTAATACAGATAGAAAGATTAACATGACAGTAAAAATTGATGGTGCGCCCGCAATCATATGCGGTAGAGACTCATATGGCAAGTTTTTTATATCAACAAAAAGTGCATTTAGTAATGATCCAAAACTTTCTTATAGTGTAGCAGACATAAGAAAGAATCACAATGAGGCACCTGGGTTAATTGATAAACTAATATATGCATTCAATGCACTTAAATCAACAAATTTTGATGGCGTTTACCAAGGTGATCTCCTTTTTTGGCCGGGCCTTATTCAAAAATACGTAATTTCTGGAAAGGAGTATATTGGATTCAGACCAAATACTATCCTCTATACATTTCCAATTGATTCTGCAGAAGCAAAACAAATATCTAATTACAAGATAGGCGTAGCATTTCATACAAAATACGACCCTAGTATAGATGAAGAAGGCAAACAACGATTTGTTAATAAAAAATTTGGTGTATCTGTTGAACATTTGAAATCTAGTTCTGCCTATATTATAGATGCTTTATTCGATAATAAAGCAGGTACTATAAGCTTAACAGAAGAAGAAACAAATTTTATTCGAAGAACAATGCAGAACGCTGAATCACATATTAATTTGATAAATTTTACCTACCTCGAAAACAAAATTTCTGATTATATTAATATATTTTTGAATTCAAAAATCAAAGAAGGAGAGTTTTTATCTGACCTTCGTTATTCATTAAATGATTTTGTTCAATGGTTGACTGTAAGATTAGATAAAGACATTGAATCAGTGAAGCGAAAAGAACCCAAAATTGCTTTAAAAGATCAAACACTGAAGCTTTTAGATAAGAATGCTGATACTATTTTGCATTTATTTAATTTTATCAGAGACGTCAAACAAATTAAAGATATTTTTATACAAAAATATAATTCTATATTACAAGGTGCAGCCATGGGCACATTCTTAGTGATGCCTAACGGCGACATTAAAGTAACAAATCCAGAAGGTTACGTTGCTTTTGATCAGGATCAAAACGGTGTGAAGTTTGTTGATCGATTAGAATTCAGCAGAGCCAATTTTCTTTTGCCAAAGAAATGGGCAGATACAAAAGAAACAACATCAATTGAATAATCATGATAGGTAATATTACAACAGCCAATGATCAGGCGATGCTTAATAAAGCCAGCATCGATAAATTTCAGATGTTTTTTGATATACCACCATTACTTCGTAATATTAATAAAAGATTTGAACGAAAAAATACTACTATTTCATTAGATACAATGGCATTTTCAATATATGGTGCGGTAGTGCCTGCAATTATTGTGCCTTCCATAGATTTGAACTATTCAGGATCCCCGTTTAGTGTGACATCCATGTCGCATCCTAAGTATGAACCCCTGACTGTAAACTTCACAGTCGATAATATGTTTAACAATTATTGGGTAATATATAGTTGGTTAAATGCTTTACGCGAAGCTAAAGAAGGTACTTATGCAACTTCTTTGAATTGCACAAACAACAATCTTACCAATGGTACACTTAGAGAATATAGTACTGATATAAACATAGTAGGAAAAGATGAATTCAATAATGATGTCATAAAATGGATATATAAAAGTGCATTTCCCACAACTTTAAATGGCATTTCATATAATCATCGCGAAGCATCAGAAATAGAATCGTCATTCACTTTTGCTTTTTCAGAACTATATTGTTTGCTAATATAAAAAGTACCCTAAAAAAGTATAAATAAGTCCTATATGAGAACTATTCAGTCACCTGGTGTTGAAATACGCGAAATTGACGCGTCACAAATTGCATTTCAACCTACCGGAACAAATGTATTTTTAGCAGGATTTGCTCAAAGAGGACCAACAGATGAAGTATTACAAATTACTTCTGTTCAAGAACTCGAACAAATTTATGGTGCACCAGTAACACCAGCAGAGCGTTATTTTTATCATTCTGCGAAGCAAATTGTAACTGACTCCAATGCCAATTTATATGTAAATAGGTTGCCATACGGCCCTGGTGCGGGTTATGGATACG